GGAGCACACTCAACCTCACATGGCGCCCCTCGCTCACCCGCTTCGAGGGCACCGCACCCGCGGGACGCACCAGCGACAGCGACGGCTCGGTCTACGCCCCGGCGAAACAACTTTGGGAGGCCATCAATGAATAGCCGAGCCAAAGGCGCCCGCGGAGAGCGCATGTGGAGAGACGAGTTGCGCGAAGCCTTCGGAGACTCCGGTATCCGCCGCGGGCAGCAGTTCTCCGGCCTCGGCGACTCGCCCGATGTCGTCTGCCCGTGCCTCCCCGACTTCCACTGGGAGGTCAAATTCTGCCAGGTCGTCAAGATCCGCGACTGGATGGCCCAAGCCATCCGCGATGCCAAGGCCAAGCTCTTCCCGGTCGTCGCCCACAAGCGCAACGGCGAGGAGTGGTTCATCACGCTGCGCGCCACTGACTTCCTCACCATCCTTCGCCGCTCCGATTTTCTAGTTCCAACACAAAACCAACAACCAACCACATAACAACCATGCCAAATAAAACCCTAACCACACCCGCGGGCATCGCTCGCTATCCCAGCCTCAACCGCGCCGACACCAAGTTCGACGAAATTGGGGTCTACAAAGTCAATCTTGAGCTGTCCGCAGAAGACGCCAAGCCGTTCATCGATGATGTCGAAGCAATCCTCGCTGAGTTTGTCGCCGACAAAAAGCGCGAGCTGAAGAAGGACAAGCTCAAGATGCACGCCGCGCCTTGGGAAGAAAATGACGGCCTCGTCCAACTCAAGCTCAAGGTCAAGGCCATCGGTAAGACCAAGGCCGGCGAAGAGTACAGTCGCCAGCCGAAGCTCTTCGGCGCTGACGGCCAGCCGCTCGAAGCAAATGTCGGCGGCGGCTCCAAGATCAAAGTCGCGGTCGTGCCCTACGCTTGGTACACGGCCAGCCTCGGCGCTGGCATCACGCTGCAGCCTAAAGCGGTGCAAGTGCTTGAACTAGTCACCTGGGGCGATGGCGGCAGCGCTGCCAGCTACGGCTTCGACGTTTCGGAAGCCAAGCCCGCCGCGGCCAAGACCGGCACCGACGACGAAGAGATTAGCTGGTAACTCTCATGCCAGCGAAAAACACCACACGCAAACCCAGCACCAAGGGCAAGGCGGCACGCGCCGCCAAGCCCGCGGCGCCGGATCGCTTCACCGAGGACGGACGCAAAATCGTACGCCTTGAGAAGACCCGCGCACACCAGAAGTATCCGTTGAAAGACGGCACCGACGTTCCCGGCGCCAGCACCATCGCCAAGATCGGCGAGGACAGCAGCGGCCTCATTCATTGGGCGTGGAAGCTCGGCATGGACGGTCAGGATTACCGCAAGGTGCGCGACAAGGCCGCCGATATCGGCACCGTGGCGCATTTTATGATCGAGTGCTTCCTGCACAACCATGAGCCAGACCTCAGCGAGTATTCGCCGGCAGATGTAGAAAACGCCAGAATTGCTTTCCAGAACTTCCGCCGCTGGTGGGACGAGGAAGGGCTAACTGTCATTGAGCCGGAGGTGCAGCTTGTTTCGGAAGATTACCTCTTCGGCGGAACCATCGACGCACCTAGCCGCGACCGTGACGGCAAGATTGTGCTGCTCGATTGGAAAACCAGTAACTCTATCGTTGGAGCGCATAAGGTGCAGCTCGCCGCTTATGAGCAGTTGTGGAACGAGAATCGGCCCGACATGAAAATCCAGCGCCGCGCCATTGTCCGCATCGGAAAAGAGCGCGCTGGAGACTTTGAGGTGTCTGACATCTTTTCAATCCAGCACTACTGGGCCGTCTTTCAGGCCAAGCTCAACCTCCACTACGCGCAGTTGCAGCTCAAGAAAGCCGCCTAAATGCAAACCGCCAAGCAAACACTCGATGCCGCGTCATCTGCCGTCTGCGGATCGCGCAACGAGGACTACGGCTCGCCCGCGGATGACTTCGCAACGCAGGCCGAGATGTTCTCCAGCTACCTGTCGCGCACTAACGGCGCGCAGGTCTTGGTCACAGCATCCGACATCGCCGCGCTGATGATCCTGGTGAAGATCGCCCGCCAAGCGCACGCCGCCAAGCATGACAACTGGATCGATGTCGCCGGCTACGCCGCCTGCGGCGCCGAGTGCGATGCCAGATACAATCTGACCGATGTTTTCTTCCAAGCGCGCCCAGCCGACCTCGCCTAAATGCCCCCACGCAGAACCATCGCAATCGTCCGTAAAAAGTTGGGCCGCGAAAAAGCGGACGGCATGACGCTGGGCGACGGCAAGGTCTACATCGACCCGCGTCAATCCGGCGCGGACGAGCTAGACACGGTTCTGCATGAGCTGCTCCACCATGTCTGCCCCGACATGAGCGAGGAAGCAGTCGCCGAGAAGTCTGCCACGATGGCGAGGTCGATGTGGAAAGACAAATGGAGGCGCGTCCACGAGTGACCGCCGCCGGCTACATCCTCATCGGCCTCGCCTTGGGCGTAGTGCTCGGCGCCTTGGCAGCCTATGGCGGCATGTTCGCTTGGGCCATCCGCTACGGAAACAACGAAGAAGAATAATTATGAAAAAACCCGCAGGACTATACGCCAACATTCACGCCAAAAAGGCCCGCATCGCCGCCGGAAGCGGTGAGCGCATGCGCAAGCCCGGTTCTGCCGGCGCGCCCACCGCCAAAGCCTTCCGCGCATCAGCCAAGACCGCCAAAGCGCGCCGATGACCTCCGGCGCCCTCATCGCCTTGGTCGGCTTCATCTACTTCGCCGTCGCCATCGACCTCGGCTTCATCCAGCACCGCTACTGGCATAGTCTGATTTGGTTGGGCTATGCGGTGGCTCAAATCGGGCTGTGGAGGGTAACAATTTATGACTAACTACAACATCCTCACGCCAGAAATCGCCGAACTCGACAAGACTATCACGCTGCTGAAAAGCAAGCGCGCCAAACTTGTTGCCCAAGAGGCGAAGAAAAAGGCAGACCAGCTCTGCGCCGAGATGCGCAAGCGCAAATCCAAATGACTTTCAAGTTGCAGGCTCAAGCGGGTTCTCGCCGGCGTTCATGTGGTGTGACGCCGCGGACCATCTCCGGGATGCCCAGCTCCACCGAGCGAGACGAGTGGGGCGCCTGCACATCTTTTGGCAGGGTGCTGAAAGCGGCAGACATAACATCTGTGCGGCCAGGTTCAGCCCAATGTGGTTTCGCCCAGCCCCGCCAAAACAAAGGTGCCGCCCCGCTGACAAAAGCCCCCTCGGCTTTTCGCAAGATAGGCGAAGCGGTCAACAGACAGGGAACGCTAACCATCACCGGCTCCAATGTGCGTCTGGGCACTGAAATGCCGGTGGCCCTGTCTCTTTTTTGAGCATGAAGGAAACGATTAAAGATCAATATCACGACTGTGGCCATCGCCTGCGCATTTCAGACAATCGCAAGCGATACAAAAGCGTGCCGGAAATGGTTGCCGGAACCATGCCCCCGAAAGATTCGGCAAACACAATTATTCGTATGTTCGTCCAAGAAGTCGAACGGCGCGCTGAGGAGAAAATGCTTATCACAGGCAAGCTGGAGGGCGCTCATTACGCAGCGATGAAGCAAGTGGCCGAGGAGTGGGCAAACGCATGAGCGAAACACCCGAAACAGACAAACATCCCCTATGGCACGGAGAGCCTGCTGTTCACATTGATTTCGCGCGCAAGCTGGAGCGCGAGCGCAACAAGGCGCGGCGTGAAATCAAAGAAGCATGGGAAGAAGTCGCCGAAGCCTGCAACGACTGGCTCAACAGCATCGTTCAAGAGGCTTCGCTGGAATTTATCAAAGGCATCCGCGATTACGCCGAGCAAAAAGCAAAAGGCTTATGATCTCCTGGCCACCTCAAAACTTCCGCGTCGAGGTAGACGGCATCGGCACTTGCCGCGTGCTCTACGTTGTCGCGCAGGGTGGCCTTGAAAACGACTACGTCACCGTCTGCCGCGAAGACAGCGGCCGGTGGCTGACTGCGCGCATCGACCAACTCGCTGCCGCGGAGAATCCGACTTTGGACATTTTGGGCGCCGCGCCGGTTTAACCAACGGCTTGGGGAAGCTGGCGTTGCGCAAACGCACCGGCCGGCGCCCGATCTACTTCGTGAACGAGCACGCACAACGCTTCAAGCCCACACCGCACCCAGTCATGCAGGTCGATCTCGACTTGCTGGAGAAACTGGGGCCGGACGAGGGCTGGAAATATCTTAAAACACGCGAAGAGCTGATCGCCCGCGAGGCATCAGATCCGTTTCGCTATGGCTACATCCCGCCGGTGTGGAAGCGCGCGTCCGAATTGCTAGAAAAACACCGCGAGATCTTGGTGCTCGGCGGCAACCGCTCGGGAAAGACGGAATGGGCGGCGAAAGAAGCCATTAAAACCATGTATGGCAAGCCCGGAGCCGTTGTGTGGCTGTTCCAGACTACCGCGCCCAATTCTATTGAGCTAATGCAGCCCCGCGTATGGAAATATATGCCGCCGGAATGGCGTAACGCGCGCAAAGGCCAGATCACCAACATCACCTACAGCGTCAAAGGTGGCTTCACCGAGGCAAAATTCGTTGCACCGAACCAATCGATCTGCATTTTCCGCAACTACGCGCAAGATCCGTCCACGCTCGAGGGCGGCGAGATCGATTTCGCCTGGGCGGACGAGCTGGTGCCGCTTGATGTCCTCGAAACCCTCCGTTTCCGGTTGGTTGACCGCAACGGCAAGCTCGCCGTGACCTTTACGCCGGTCGAAGGCTGGTCGCCGACCGTGGCCGACTACCTAAGCGGCGCCAAGACCATCACCGATACGGACGCCGAGCTGCTCCCGCTCAAAAACGACAAAGGCGAGATCTCCGGCTACGACAAAGTGCCCATTGAGCAGATCAATCCGAAGGGGCGCCCAATTCTTTACTTCCACACGCAGAGCAACCCCTGGGCCGGCTGGTCGCGGATGAAAAAGGAGCTGCAGAGCGAGACCAAAGAAAAAATCCTCTGCCGCGCTTACGGTGTCCCGACCAAAGCCATCAGCGGCCGCTTCCCGCTCTTCAATCCCAAGGTCCACGTCATCCGCGCCTCGGATGTCCCGCAAGGCACCCGCTACCACTGGGTCGATCCGGCGAGCGGCAAAAACTGGGCGATGATTTGGACGGTGCATGACACTGCCGGCCGCATCGTGGTGCATCGTGAATGGCCAAACCAAACGGACTACATAGAAGGGATTGGCTTTGCCGGCGAGTGGGCGCTGCCGGATGGCAAGAAGCTCGACGGCAAGCCCGGACCCGCGCAGCAGGACTTCGGCTTCGGCCTCGAGCGCTACAAGGACGAAATCCTGCGCGTTGAAGCCGGCGAGGAAATCTTTGAGAGGTGGATGGATTCGCGCTACGGCAACGCCCGCACCCTCGGCAAGGAATCCCCGACGACCCTCATCGACGAGATGGCCGACCTCGGCATGCTCTTCACGGCGACACCGGGCGATTCCATTGATGAAGGCGTGAGCATGATCAATGATGCCCTGTCATACAACCCCGAGAAGCCGGTGGACTCCCGCAACCAGCCGAAGCTGTATATCAGCGAGAACTGCAAAAACCTCATCTATGCTCTGCAGACTTATACTGGTGCGGACAAAAAACTCGGGGCCGTAAAAGACTTCGTCGATTTGCTGCGTTACGTTTGCCTCTCCGACGCCATCAACGTCGAGGGCGACATCCTGCGATCAACCGGAGGAGGCAGCTACTGATGACCATGTCGCCGCCAGCCCCGCCCAGCCGCCTGCGCCCCGGACGCCGCGGCAGTGACATCCCGCGCTGCGGCATCTGTTCCAAGCCGCTTCGTATTGAGGACATTCACGGCCGCGACTATCACCTCGGCGCCGTCTGCCGAGAATGCGGCCCGCACCTGCAGAGCGCCATTCATGCGCTGGAAATCATCATAATGCGCCGCGGATGACGAATTAGGGCACCTACACCTTATGTTCACAAAAACCAAAACCATCCCAGTTGACCTCTACAGCGTCAACGAAGACTTCGACCGCGAGGGCGCCCTCGCCTTCTCCCGCGACCAGGCGCCGCCCGCCTACCTGGCCGTTGTCCTTGAGCTGCAGGACCGGATCGCTGACGCCAGCACCTTGGTCGCCACCATGGCCACTGCCAAAGAACCCGGCTACCTCGCCCACGCCGCCGGCCAGCTCAACGCCCTGCAGGAACTCTGGGACACCCTCGAAACCCGCCGCGCCGAAGCCTCGCGTCTGGAGTAGGTTTTGCGCCGTAGTTCAAGCCACGTTTGAACTATCGGCCATAAATGAAGCAAGGGTTCACCTGCCGCCGCCAAGGTAAACATCCCGCGACACTAACCGGCTTAGTGTAAGGCCATGTTCCCGATCTATACCCTTGCGGGACGACAAATGGGCGGCGCCTCTGTAGCCGCTTTTGGCGTATACCCGCTCGGGAACGCCGTTATAGAAACAACCCCTTCTTTGTAACGCGCCGTGACACAAATTGCAGGTTGTTTTTGTGTCACAAAAACACCGAACAGAAGGTGACGCAAAGTGTCATCACTTGTGCAGAACTATAGCCGATCCTATCCACGCCACACCTGCCAAATGTCTCCCGGCGACACAATCGAAGTATCGCACAACGAGACCTTCCGCCCCATTTTGCATTCTGCATTCTGCATTCTAAATTTTCTGCTGGACATTTGTCCAGTAGTCGTTATACTAGTAGTATCAAAGTGGAGTAGTGCCCTCATGGCACGCGAGGTTTGATCGGTCTGGATGACGTACATCCTGGTTCCTACTTGAGAGGTTTAAGCTCATGGCGACAGATGACGCGGCTCCGGCCGCAGAGGTGGAAGATTTCGACGTTATGTCGATCAGCGAAAAACTAGTCGGGCTAGATGAACTGGCGCCGACCGAAGCTGATCCCAAGACCGACGCCGAAGAAGAAAAGCTCTCTGACAATGACGAGTCGGACGAATCCGAGGCTGAAAAGCCCGCGGAGGAGTCCGAAGATGAAGATGCCGAGGACGAAGAGTCCGAAGACGACGACGCTCCGGTGCCGCAGGAGAAGGTCCAGAAACGGATCGACAAGCTGACGGCAAAACGCAAGGAAGCCGAGGAAAAGGCGCAGACGCTGGAGACCGAATACAGCGCGGCCAAGACCAAGCTCGCCGAACTAGAGGCGCAGGTCAACGAGGCCAGCCGCCCCGTCCTTCAGCCCTCCGCGGACAACCCGCTGGCTGATGTCGATACCGAGGAAGCGCTCCAGGCCAAGATCAAGTCCGCGCAGGAAGTCCGCCGCTGGGCGCTCCGTAATACGGACGGCGCCACGGTCAAACGACCAGACGGCACCGAGGTCTACGTCGATTCTGACGAGGTAAAAAACTACCTTATCAAGGCAGACGATGTCCTCACGACTTACGCCCCTGCGCGCCAGCAATGGCTTGCGCAACGCCAGCCGGCAGTCAATGCCGCCAAGTCGTTATTCCCCGACATCTTCACCAAAGGCACCGCGCTCAACACGGCCTACCAAGCGACCGTGAAGCAAGCGCCCGAGCTGCTCAAGCTGCCCCAGGTCGAATACTGGGTCGGCCTCGCCCTCTATGGCGAACAGCAGCTCATGCAAAAGCAAGAAGCCCAAAAAG